TTCATCAAGAACTTTTGCTATCAGATTCTCCTGTGGTGTAAAACTTTTCGGTCTCACTCTTAAATACCTCGTACTCTTCAGGATTTTCTTTGAACCAGTCTACTACTTTATTAATACCTGCAACCTTGCTAGGCATTTTTTCATAGGTGTACCAAGCTCCTGTTTGTTTAATAAGACCGTACTCTAATCCTAATCTTACATAAGTTTCTACTATATCTACTCCACCTTCGACACGGAATGGTACAACTACTTCTTCCCACTTCTCCCCACCGAACTTATCTTTCAATAGTTTTACTTTAATTTCAAAGCCTACTCTATTAGTAGATGATGATGGTTCATTTATCCACCCACCTTTGGATACCTGCATACAACAGTGTGAAAAGAACTTTTGTCCTTCTCCACCGGGCATAGTTTCCATAGCAGTGACTGGTCCCATTGCTCCCCTTGTTTGGTTAATAGCAACCAATGAACTACCATATGTCAGGTCTGGGAGTAACCTAATTAACATTTGATTCCATGTTCTTGACTGCCATGCAATGGGACTATAGTCGATTCCTTTATCATTGTTAAATATATCTGCGGGTATAATACCAGCAGCACTATCTAACACGATTAAATCAACACCACTTCGTAATCCTTTTTGTGCAACTTTAAATGATTCTTCTGCAGTTGCTGGGTCTGCAACTAATATTTTAGTTATATCCACACCAACTTTTTCCATCCATGCGGGGTCCCAAGATTTTTCCAAGTCTATCCACATTGGCACTCCACCATCTTCTTGCACAGACTTACATAATTGTGATGCTATATAAGACTTACCAGATGACCATCCACCAAATAAAAGAGTAAATCTTTTTCTTGGTATACCTCCATTTGTAATCTTATCTAGTTGTGGGATGTTAAAAGGTATTCTACCGTAAGCAAAACTTTCATCATCTCCACGCTTTGTAGCAAGTTTTTTATCATTTAATAAATCATTAAATATTGATTCTGCATTTTCTTTCAAAGTAAATCGTCTCCTTTTTCTATTCGTCTTTCCATATTTCTTTTTTGTATTGCTTCCGCCCAAGCCATACATACAGCACCACATTGAATAAGTTCATTATACAACTTAGGTGTATTTTTTTCGTATACTTCCCTAGCTACCTCGCCAAACTCTTCCGCTAGAATTACAGTCCAATATTCATCTGAATGATTTATTTGTTCACCCCATTTCTTTTCCTGTGACTCTCGTTCAGATAAAAACTGTTCAGTAACTATAGCTCTAACATGTTCAGCTTCCATCCTTCTTCTTTCCCTTCATTAGGATGTTCTTGATTTCTTCATCTACCTTATCATGTATTGCAGTATATGCTTTATCTATAGTCAACCCTGCTTCTGTTAGTTGTTCATCTATTGGTAACTCAGTATCAATGTCATGTATCTCCATGTCCATTCTTGCATACTGATTTGTATCTAATGGACCTACTCTAAATGTAAATCCTAATTTTAATCCTACTTTAGCCATTTGCTATCTCCTGTAATTGTTGTATTCTTAATAAAAATTTTTCTGGATGTATTAATTTATTAAATCCATAAAACCCTGTTTTAGTCCCCCTATTTTTTAAATATGGGCTAAGAACTAAATCTATAGATTGATATTTATTCAATACTTCTTTAGTTGCTAAACCACATATATCAAAAAGTTTTTCTGACTTTTTAATTACTATAATTTCTGGTTTGTATGACTTTTTAAATATTATCGGGAATTTACCTTTTTCTACGGTTTTTATCCCACAATCAATTCCTAAAAATTTTAAATCTGCTACATGATATTTCGTAGAATCCCCTATGCTAAAATCTACAAAGTTTACTCCTATAAATTTTTCAACTGCACATTCCCCTAAATAGCCAGTAGTCCATCTTTTTTCTTCCATTCCAGAATCTATAACATGATGCCTTTCATCTTTTTTAACCTCAATAATATCAGAAACAAAATTTTTAACTTTAGTGACTGTAGAATCATCTAGTTCAACTTGAACAAAGTTATCTTGATATTTATCTACATAGTCTTCATACTGAATCATTTGTTAGTTCCTTTGCTATTAGCATGTCTATATACTGCTTTGCTTTGTATAGGTCTTCAATACCATTCTCTTTGTATCTCCACCTTGTTATATATTTTATCACATTTCCCTCTGCAAAACCCATCTGATTATCATGTATGTAATCAAAAGGTTCTATATCAAAATGATAGTGTACAGGGTCAGTAGCTTCTTTTACAGGTCTATTATATGCTTCTGTAAAACTATACTTTTTATTGTCCATTCTTTCCTCTACGTTCCATTCTTTCATTTGTTTATATTCTCCCCAAGATAAATTTGGGTAGTTCTTTTTATAATCTCGCCACTCTCCTTCTGTAAAATCGTAAGGAGCGTTTGGGTTTTTCCATCCTGCTGTCATTATTCTAAATCCTCTCTAGTGTTAGATATAAATATAGGAGTTTTATCTCCATACCATGCTCCAACTGTGTTATAGTCGAACCACTCTATTGCCATCTCCTCTGCCATCTCTTTACTTTCACAGTCAGGGTCATCCATAAAGTTTTTAATTAATATATCTACAGATTTCTTAGCATCGTATATAGCTATTGGACCTCTGTATTGTTGATAACCTAATCCTATAAAGGCATCCTCGTATTCATCATATAACATGACTGTTTCTTCAGTTTCTTCTAGATAACTGTCTAACTTTTCTTTTAATGTTTTTTTCTTAGCCTCTGCCATTTTCTCTACTTTTCCTTAACTTATCTTTTTTCTTCTGTTGTTTAGCAACACTTTTAGGTGTAAACTCTGACTTTTCTCTGTATGTTTTAATTATATCATTCTTTTCAACAGCTTTTTTAAACCTACGAATTAATTTTTCAAAAGGTTCATTTTTGTTTGCTACTATTCTCATACTGTGTATTCCTTCTTAACTGCCCACGATGGTTTACATATTTCCATATCTACACCAAGTGGTATATTTAATGTGTTTTCTTTCATTAATTGTTTAATCATTGGTGCAACTTCATCCACCTCATCCTTATGTATCTCACATATAACCTCATCATGCACTTGAAGTAACAAATTACTTTTCTTATCTCTTAGATAATTGTGTATTTCTACTATTCTTTCACTCATTATATCAGCACTTGTCCCCTGAATCAAGTAATTTACACCTCTATATGCATAATCTTTAGGAACTTTGTATATTCTTCCATACTTATTCCTAACCCAGCCTTTAGTTTCTATTGTCTTAACAACAGAATTAAAAAACTCTTTTGACCCCTTCATATTCTCTAGATAAGTTTGCTTGTATCTAAACGCTTCAATAGGACTAGTATTTAATTGCATGGCTAGTTTATCTTTGCCTATACCATATATAACTCCGAATGTAATGGACTTTGCTAACTGTCTATAAAACTTAAATTCAGGGTTGTCCTCATCCATGTGAAAAGCTATCTTAGCTGCTTCACCGTGAAAATCCACATCATCTTGTTTCATTAATTCATTCATCTCAGCATTATCTACATAATACATAAAGACTCTAACTTCCATCTGTGAATAATCATATGCCATAAGAGTGTAATCCTTACGAGGCACAAATAAATGTCGAATAGAAATCTGTGTTTTATCTTTGGCATCAAACTTATCACCACCTAAAAAACTCCATGTATCAACTACATCATCAGTAAGAGTCACAGTAGAGTCCCCACCTTTACTAGATATTAAAGCAGATATCCTACCCTTAACTTCATCGCGTTGTTCTTCGTCAAGCTCTCTATCTGCAATATATATAGTGTCTCTAGGTATGTTCTGCAAATTAGGATTGCTAGATGATAGTCTACCTGTAACAGTGCCCCAGTTTTTAAATCCTGTATGTAACACAGGCATCTCTAAATAAGGCTCTATATAAGTAGAGTTAAATTTATTAAGTGTTCTGTACTGTCTTATCAACCCTGCAAGTGGGTGATTAACTTGAACTAGCACTGCCTCATTCCATGCTTCAGCTCCCGTAGTAGTCTGAACAGGAGAGTGTACATTCATTTTATTAAATATCTCACCTATCTGAGACGGGCTACTAATATTAAACTTAAAGTCTATTTTATCAAATCCTAATTCACTTTTGGCTAAATCGTATATACGCTGCTCTAACTTCTTTAATCTTGTAAGAATTCTTTTATTAGCAGTTTGGGCATATTTATTATCTATTGCAACCCCTCTGCTTTCCATATCATATAAAGCCTTACTTAATTTACATTGTAGTTTTAATAAATCAGTCATACCTGCTTGTTTTATCTTAGCCAATCTATCAACATATAATCTTTTAGTGCAGTTGACATCTTCTATACAGTATGGACCTAATGTATTAATAGGTGCTAATGAATAATTATCTTTCCATCTTACCCCATCAGTGCGATTAGACTTTAAAATTTTATCTGTATTTAAATCATACTGACCTGCATTTTCTCCATAATCTTTGATAGTTATATCTAGTAGACTTAACTTGTTGACTGTAGTAGCCTCAGTCATTCTAACCATGACTAACACATCAATCATTTGCATATCAGATATATTCATACCTTGCTTTTCTAAAAACTTAGCATCAAACTTGATGTTGTACCCTATAACTATGTGACATGTATCATTTAGAAACTGTATCAATTTATTTACATCCGATATTTCTAAATTTGTATCTCCATCGTGTCTTACCGGAAAATAATATATAGGGGCGACATCTTGTGCGTTATGATTTGTTACAGGGGTAAGTCCTATACCACATAATTTAATATCTGGATTGTAAACATCTAAACCATTAGTCTCTACGTCTATTATCCAAGTATTTACATCACCATAGTTATCTTTGAGTGAACTAAGTGTATCTTTAAAATTATCTGTGTTTACAATTAATGAGTCCATAATTATTCATCCTCCCTAAGATGAGTTTAACTTAGGGAGGAAATTGAGAGGAGGTTCCTAAAAGGGCATCTGTACTTCATCTGATGTTGAATCAGATGTAGACACTGCATCTTTAGGTACGATATTTGTATTTGAGTTAGTGCTTTGTGATGCTGGTACGAACTTTTTACCATACCTATCAGCAAAGTATTCATCAAGAGCTGTTAATTCAGTAGTCTCTTTGAGTCTATCCTCTGGTATCTCAATAGTCTTATCTGAAGCAGCGGTTATAGTATAAGTAGTATCAGTGCTTAAACCATTTCTTTTAATTCTAAGCACACCTTTATCAAGCCCTTGCCAATCATTGTATATGTCAACAAGTTCGTTCCATAAGTATCTGCCTCTACCAAAACTTAATGTAATGATTCGGAAGTCGTTGATAGGTTCGATGAACATAGTTTTACCTGAAGGCATTACTTTTTCTTCCCAGTTCAAATCCCCTGCCAAACCTGTTTGAGGTTTTTCTGGATGTACTACTTCTGATACATACGCCCATAAAGAAAACTTTCTAGAAGGCACACTTCCTTCAGGGACTTCATCTGCTGGACCATCTTCTGTATGTAGAACAGATTGCCATCTACCATCTTCACGGAATGTATGCAATCTAATCTCTGCTAGATAAGGGTCATCAGGACTCCCTGTTGCTATTGATTTTATAAAGGCTTGGTCACCATCTTGTTTTAAAAATAGTTCCCTACCTAAACTGTTGTTTGATTGAGAGTTTCTATTCTTTTGATAACTCTCATATCTAGTTTGTATATCGGCTATTCCTGCCATTTTTTCTCCTTTACCAGCTACGCCGGTTATTTATCGTTTCTTTTAGTATATCATACTTTTTTACTTCCTGCACATCTTTATATTGATTGGGAAGTTTTAGATAGGATATATTAACACGACCTCTTAATCTTGTCAATATATAATCTCTACCTTTTTTACCTGCATTGTCGTTGTCTAAACACAATATTATTTCTTTTGATGGTAATCCTACTATCAAATCCTCTTGAACCTTAGACATCTGCATGCCTAGTAAAGCAACTGCTTGATACCCAAGTTGATTCAACCACATAGCATCTAACGCACCTTCAGTTATACATACTGCATTAGATGTGTCAACCAAAGGTTGTCCAAATAATATGTGTGATTTCTTGAAGCCTTTAGCATAAACATATTTTGGTATCCCAAATTCTCTCCTAATTATCCAACCAACTAACTTTGCATCTTTATCGTGAGCAGGGATTACTAATCCATTACTAGGTGTTATACCACACCCCCATCTATTTAATGTAAACTTATCAAACCCTCTATCAAATATCCATTTAGGCACTACATATTGTTTATAAGGGAATACTTTTTCTTCAAGTGCTGGTAGTCCAAGAGGAGCAGGAGTATTCAATTCAAACATTTTTGCAGGGTCGTAACCATCTGAGTTCTCTGCTAAAAAGTTTAATATTTCACGAGCACTCCATCCCGTATGCTTCCTAATAAAACTTTTTAGACTACCCTGACCACAACCTGCAAAGCATATCCATACCCCTTTCTTAGTATTTATTGATAAAGATGGTTTATCATCTTTATGGAAAGGACACTCTATGTTGAACTGTTCCTCACCTAGTGGTACATCAACATCAATCTTTTGTAAGATGTTAGTCCAATCTATCAAATCTTGTCCTGTTTGGTTGTATTCTGTATACAAGGTCACCTTTTACCTGCCTATATCCCTCTGGGAATGTTGTTCCACATTTAATACATGAGGGGTCGTCTTTTATTATTCCTAATATTTTAACTCTTGGAGAGCCATCTGATTTTAACAGTGGTATTTTAACTGTCAATCCTATATCGTATTTACCATTAATGCTACATTTTGCACATTGTAAATTTAAAAACGTGCTATTTTTATATTGTCGCATTAGTTTGCTCAATGTGTCCATTGTTTACCCTCCATATAAATTCAAAGTCAGAGAATGGTAAATCTCCATCTCTATACTTTTGAAACTGTATTTGTCTTTTATCTTGTATTACCATATCAAGGTCATCTTTCATCATGGACATTGACACTGCTACGTCTGAAGCTCTTATCAATGCGTCTCCAAATGCCACTTGATTAGGGGCAGGTGGGACATACATATCAGATGCATCTCGTGTAGCCTGTGTTGAAGCCATAACTGCTGTATTAGTTGATAATGCTAAATTTTTTAATCCATAGAACAGCGAATGAGATTGCTCCCAAGCGGCTCTCTTGGCATCTTGAGTAGATACTAAGTAAACTCCATCTATAACTAGTAAATCAGGTGAATACTTTCTAACTAAGTTTGTGATACTAGGTAAAGATATACTATCTTCTCCACTAATGTGGTCACATATCAGTAGATTTCTTGAGTCACTATTAGTCAAAAACTTCTTATATTCATTTTCATCTATCTCATTACCATTTCGTATGGCAGAGTGTGATAACTTAAACCCCCTCATGTGTCCTAATATAACATCCATCCTTAAATTGATAGAGGATTTAGTCATTTCAGTAGATACTAGTAATGTTTTAAAACCTTTTTCTACTGCTATAGCTGCTATCTTACAACATAACCATGTTTTACCTACAGTTGGTCTCGCATAAGCTGTAATTAAATCACCGGGTTGCCATCCCATACCTGTAGAGTTGATAACATCAAAAGGGGTAGGTATGCCAATCATACCATCTCCTAGTTCTCTTTTACTATTTTTATCTTTCCATTCTTCAAATCTATCAAGTTCCCCACAATCATATTGACTTACATCAGAATCGTGTAAAATTTCTACATCGTGTAAACCCTCCATAATTAAAGACAATGCTTTTTTAGGATTCTGCTCTAGAGTTGGTTTGTTGTTAGAGAATGCACTAATTATATTCCTAAACATCACTTGTTTTTTAAACTCAGCAAGAGCATACTGAAAGTTCATGTCTTGTGCATCTGTAGAAAGATGCGGAAACTTTTCTATCAGTATTTGATTACTAGGTGACTCTGAATACTCATCTAAATATTCTTGAATAAATTTATATGTATCCCCGTGTTGAGCAAAATCTTTTATTGGATGTGTAAAAGATTTAAAGTTCTGTGAATCACATAGTCCAAATATAAGTCCCGACTCTATAAAATTATAATTTTCCAATTATTCTCCTTCTTTGTACTTATTTCTTAACGATTTCTTGACTTTATATATAGAAGTATTAGTCAAGTTATCTTGAATACGTTCCATAGTATAATTTTTATACTTCATTGTCAAGAATTCTTTTTCGTTATTTTCTAAGCCTAAAGAATTTAAAAAATGGTCCAACCGTAATTCATCAATTGAATTGTCAGTGCTGGGTAATTTATCTTTCAATGTAAATTCATCCCCATCTAGATTTGAAGATGAGTTATTTCTATCCATACTAACAGTGTCTACCTTTTTAGTAGACTTAGTATGCAGAGTTCTAAGAGTATTTACCATCGCAGTGTGTAAATAAGTGTGAAAAGATGCATTTCGGTTAGAATCATACTTTTTTGCGGCTCTAATAATCGTTAATCTTAACTCTTGAACTAAATCTTCCTTTTCCCAGCCCTCAATGTAAGCATTTTGCAACATTTTGTAGATTTTTGGCTCCCATTTCTCAATCAGGTCGTCATTTATTCGCATTGTATCGTCTATATTCGGCATAACAGTCATATGTGCAGTAAATATTCTTTAATTTACTTTTAATCCTTGCTTTTACTACGGTTTTTCTTCTATAAAAGGGCACTTTACACCAAGAACATGTCAATTTCATAAATCTTGACTTGAATGTGCACTCTCCCTTGTGTATTCTACCTTTATCAGTAGTTATATCACCACACTCCTTACAGTATACCACCTTTTGAGGTTTTGGGACTTTAGTTTGTAGGTCATTTTTTTTTAAAATATTGTGAACATAGACACGACTAACGCCTACTTGTCTACTAATTTCAGCTGAAGACATTAAAGGATACTTAGTGCGTAACCTTACTATCTTGTTTTTGGCTTTCATTAGAAATCATCTATTGATGCTTGTTGTCTTTCGTATTCTTTTACTTTTTGTGAAAGAATTTCTTTCCATGATGTAGCAAGATAATCCCCAGTCACATCACCCGGATTATTTATTACATCCCCACCTTTTACATAAGCACTTGCAGCTACTATTCTAGCCCACTGAGCATCTGTAAATGATACTGTTACGTCTGGCATTATTTATTCTCCTTTAATTCTTGTATTTCTTGTCTTAATTTTTTTAATTCATCTAAAAGTATAACAGATAAACTACTGTATTTTACTGACTCTGGCTTACCTGTTTTTTCGTTACGATATACCAGTTCTGGTAATATTTCATCAACTTCTTCAGCGATTAATCCAATATCTTTTGTATTAGTTATTTTATAGTTATAACTTACAGGATTTAATTTATATAATTTTTCTGAATCTATTTTTAAATCTTTTACATTTTCTTTATATTCTATAGAACTTGTTTTCTTTTTTATATCACCCCCAGAGGTTACAACAACATCTGTCCCTGTGTCGCTACTAAGAGCATCAAATGATACAGCACCATCCACTTCAAGACCTGCAGAGATATATAATCCAGCTCGGCTGTGGCTTCCTACAGATTCACCCATAAACATCCTATTGTTACCCCCACTAAAAAAGCTAATAACATCTCCAGTGGCAGAAAAACCAGTATTAGGGTCATTTATCCATAAATAACTACCATTTACATAACTATGCCCGCCTCCAATAGCCATTGATGCAGTCCCACCACCGACAATTCCTGCAAAACCAGTTGAGTAATAATAAAAACCTGTATCAATATCTGAAGAAAAACTAAATGTAGGTTGAGCAGTGCTTCCGTCTAATCCATAGAAGTTCTTAAATGCATTGTTAGTGTCTCCAACTGTAGCATTTACATTTTCTGCTACTATACTAGTTTGTAAGAACACTTTATCATCAAACTCTACCACCCCATCAATAAATAATACTGCACTATTGCTTCCTATTGTTGTGCCACGTTTAGCAATTTGAATAACTGAAGTTCTAGTAGTTCCGTCAAATGATGCTAAATTCCATTGACCAGAATCAGCATATATTGACCCTATACCAGTTGGGGTACTACTACCACTTCTATGTAAAATATCTAATACATTAGAACTTGAACTACTACTTATTACATCTATTCCAGTTGAATTTAATATAACTCTATCATCACTAGCACTAGCAGAAGTTTGAATAGTCGCACCTGTAATTGTATGCTTAGATGTTATAGCATTCGCAATTAATTCATCTGCAGTTATAGCATTAGCAGCAATCTCATCTGCTGTTATAGTGCCTGATGATATCTCACTTGCAGTAATTGTATCTGCTTTTATTTGAGATGCAGTAATAGAGTTAGCAGAAATAGATTGAGCGTCTAATTTAAAATTACTATTAGGTGTTTCAAGGTTGGTTAATTCAAAAGGTGCTTCGGCAGCAGCGTGACTAGCTTTATTAGCTGTGCCCAGCCTTATTAAATCTCCTTGAAAAGCACTAGACCCATTCCCTGAACCTCCTGCTGCGGTTTCTGCTTGTTTTGTAAAATCAGCATCAGACCTTATTTGAAACTTAGTTGTAGAAAGTGCGGGGTCAAAAAATATTGTATACTGTGTAGAATCTGCGAAAGCTGTTCCACTATGGTCTGCTCCACCGTCAACTCCGTGTGTAGCATCCTCACTATCACCTGCAGTAATAGTATGGTCAAAACCATCCACTGAAAACGTACCAGCCGTATATTGAACTGCAGTATTTAAATTACCATCACTTGTATTCCCCGGTTTAAATTCACCTGTAAATACAGGATTTTGGTTTGCAAGTGGTAGAGCATCTGAGTAAGTTTCATCATCATAATCAATAGGAGCAGTTGAAGCTTTTACTCTTACTCCGGCTGTAAGGGCTTTAGGGTTGCTAACATCTCCAACAGTTTCTAAATATGTCATGAAACCTTGTTCACCCTCTTCATAAGTAATCGATGTTACCACATGATTGAAAAGGCTTGAATCAATCGCTGTATTTTTAATCTGCACAGTGTGTCCTACTCGTAATGGCACATATACTCTGTAATAATCATTTGTAGAGAATGTAGCAGAATTAGTTAAATCAGCTGTTAAAGAATTATCTTCAGTTTTTTCTATGTACCCATACTCAGACATAGTACCATCTTCACCAGTAAGTTTATGTAAAACCATACCAGTTCTTATACCTGCAGTAGGAAAGCTATCTATATTAGCAGATGCTAAACCATCTGTAGTTGTAGAGTGCTGATTAGCTATAGTGCTATCAGTTATAGTATTAGTAGATACTGAATTTACTTGCCCCTCTACAAAATGATATGGATAACCACTAGCTAATGAAAATTTAGCTCTAACTCTTCTTGTATCTTTGTTTTCAAAAGCTGCCGCAACTGCTCTTCTAAAAGTTAGTAAATCACCTGTATTGATACTAAAGTTTCTTAATATTTTCTGTTGAAATACTTCTTGAGGTCTAAATATATCACTCCCATTAGGGTCTGTAGTATCAGATAACGTAAAGTTTCCTAATGCACTACCGCTTGAATTAGTTACATTTAATTGTTCTCCTGCGGCAACACTGTGTCTTATAGCTCCAGCAGTTCCTGTAGTGCCCGTTAATAGTGCAAACCCAGCTCCAGACACATTACTTATATATTGTAAATACCCTACTAAATTACCTGAAGTATCTTTTACAAGATTGTCGGTTTGTGCTAAAGTTTTACCAGTTTCTGTACCTCCAGTATCAGTTCCAGAAGGTTCATAACTATCCTGTAACCCAGCTCCAGAACTTATAGATTTATAATTAAATACTTCAAACTCTAAATCTTTAGCGTAACCACTTATAGGGTCTTTGAAGTGAGCTGTTAAATGTGTAACTCTTTCTCGTGCTAAATCTTCAAAGCTAAAAGATGGTAATAATTTTAAAGTTTGACCCGTTTCAGTTACAGCACTACCACTACCAAACATTAATGTTAGTCCATCATCCGCTGGATTAGCTAGTGTATAACTAGTGCCTGATTGAGCTGCTGCAGGCATACATCCTGCTGGAAAGTAATTAAAAAAGTTTCCACTACCCTCTGTGTTAGTAGCGGTGGTCTGGAAATTCGTATCTACATAAAAATTATACGGTTTTAAACCACCAGTTATTTTAGCTGATGCTGTTGCTTCAATACCTGATTCTAATTCAGCTAATCTTTTTACCGCATTTAAAAAACTACCCCCAGAAGCACTAAAATCTTTATCTCTAGTATTAGTTTTTCCTAATGATTTCTGGAATCTAAATGCACCTGCATCATCACTATCTGTAGTATTTACTACTTCTATTGACCTATTGCCAGTGCCTCGATTAAAACTTCCATAGTCTATTAACTCATCTATATCCTCTGATATAAAATCATTATTTAAAACAGCCGGTGACTCGCTTCTATCACTATCATTTAAGAAATCTTTCTTTAATATATTCTGAGTAAGTTCAATTAAACTATCATAAGCTGTAATTGTTAAAGTATAACCTTTTAAACTATTTTCAGGAACTATATTGTCTACTTGACCAAGAAATAAAACACTAAATGTAGTCTGGTCAACTAGTCTTATTTTCATTTTATTTTTTATGACACTGTTAAAATCACCCGTGCCAAAAGCATCTTGTCCTGAAGCTCTTGGATTAAAAAGCGTAATTGAAACATATCTAGGATTATTAAGAGTGTCGGTTATTGATAAGTTTAATACTCTTGATACACCATCAGAATCCGCAAGATTAGTCCATGCAGAACCACTCCAATACTGCACTAACATCCTTGCTACTCTTGGGTTAGTTCCTATCGCCATTATGAATCCTGTCTATCTTTTGCAACAAATGTCATTGAAAATGAAAACCTATCTTCTGTTCCCGGAGCTAAATCAAATCTAGCTTGAGTAATTGCAACCTCATAAGTTCCATATACTGTGCCGGTTGATGTTTGAACAACCAACTGAATAGGTGTACTACTATCATCGTATATAACATCGGTAGCAAAACTTTCTAGTTGTTTCTGTGTAGGTACATAAAAATTAGCTTTATCTCCATCAGATAAATTACCTTTGGCTGGACCAGTAACTTTTTCTGGGGTAGTTGATTGGTCTCTATCTACTGTGCCTGTTACTGTTATATTAGGTCTAAACATCCCCAACTCTATCAATTCAGGTGAATTTTGAGGAAAAGGTATTTGAATGGGTGTTTTAGTTACGGATACTCCAAAAGAATCTGCTTTTAATGCATATCTTCTAACACCCGTTACATTAGTATTGTCCCCATGAGCCACCGCATTAGTATTATTTGCTCCTCTAGTTATTGTAGTAAACTGAGTTGAGCTGCCTTTAGATGTGTAAGATATTTCTTCACCCTCTACAAATATGCTACCAGTAGAATCAAAACTAGAGTTGTTAGTGTTGTCTATATTTATATCATCACTACTGTTACCATTTGCATCAGCACTTAATGCACCGTTAAGTAAACAAAACTTTGAAGTAGTCAATGAACCTATATCTGTTAATAATATTGATAATGCCATTTTACTCTCCTAATGGTGTTGTGCCATACATCATATTTTCTGTTTGTTTTTCACTAGCCCCACCTAACATAGTATCTAATAGACTTTGAGTTATATCTTTAACAAGTAAATCATATAAAGCAATCCCACCTATAGCTCCAGCTGTACCTCCTACCCCTGTGGTCGCAGTACCAAGAGCAAATCCACCTGCTCCAAATAAACCTCCTAATGCGAAGTTTACAGTTTCTTTAATAACACCTACTATTCCTTCTCGTTCAAATCCTTCAAATATACCATACGCTCCAAGAGCCAATCCAGCTCCGGGTATTGCTGTACCAAGCCCTTTTCCACCTTTTGCTGTTACTCTAGCAGCTAACCCACCTGCACCCACACCTACACCTCTACTAGCTGTATCTTCTCCGCCGAATCCGGGAATATAATCTATAACAGTGCTAATGACATCTCTAATTTTTTCATATCCTTTACCAATTTCTCCAAAAACCATCATTACAGCATCTACTATACTTCCTACACCACTCGCTACAGTTTTAATAGGGTCAAAAAATTTCATCAAAAACTTCAAAGAATTTTTAAGTAGAGGGAATACAGACATTAAAGCTACATCAACAAAGGCACCTAGTATTTGAAATAGTGAACCAATGAACCCGGTAAATATCTGTGATTGTTTTAAAACTGCTGCTACAGATAATTGAATACCTAAGTTTGTTTGTAAACTTTTTTTACTAGTTTGTAGTAAATTAGCAAACATATTTTTCTCATCAGTTTTTCGGGTTCTATCTGCATCAACACCACCATCGCCGCTACCGACTGCATCTGAAACTAAAAATTGAAAAGTTGATTGTGCCATTAGTATAGACCTCTCATTTTAGGAGGCATCTTGTTGGGCATAGGAGCCCTAGTTGCCGCCTGCTGTTGTTCCGCTTCTTTTTCTTTAATTGCTATCTTAGTCGCCATAATCATTATATATTCATTATCTGTTAAATTTTTAATTTCAGTATATGATAGCCCCATATTTAATAAGGTACTTACCATAGTCCAAAATTTATATAAAGCCGCTTCCTCTGTACTGACCTGTACTCCTCTAAGAAAGCGGTCTAATCTTTTTTTACCGAATCTATATCAAGCTCATCACCGATAAATGCTTTCGGCACCACTGCTTCTAACGCTTGTCCAAGCTCACTATTTATACTTTGTAGAAAAGCATCTGTAGTTTTACCCCATGGGGCATCCGTTACTATCTCTTTTAACACTTCTTTGACGTATCTACTTCCATCAAATTTTGTTTCTCCGTTTGCTCCAAAAGTCATGCAGTCAGTTACAAGTTGATTTTTTCTAAACCATGTTAAAGGTTTAATTTCAACTTGAAATTTATCATCACCAACTTCTACATCTACTAATTCTCTATCTGCTATATTAATCTTGTATTTATTTATGTCAAAACTTTTCTGTGCTGGGCTGTCTTCTGTTGTCATGTAGTCTCCTTACATATAAACTGGTTTTGTATCTACTATTTCTATTTTCATATTTCTAAACAATATGTCTAAATCAGCTTGGATTATTGGGTCTCCCGTAATGTTATACGGAGCAGAAAGAATGAATGCTCCTGCTTCATTTAATCCTGTAGCTGCTGTACCATCATTTGGTATCGTTATAGTTATTGTATCATTAGTTCCTCTAGTAAAAGTTAATGTTATCGCAAATCCCGATAAACCATTACCGTCACCATAGTTACCCTCTAGTAATACTTGTTTAAATATTTCGTTAGCACTATTTACAGTAGTTGCGGTGCTAGCGACAGTATCTGGTAACGCTACAGTGCATGATAAAGAGTAAGCTCTTCTACCTTCTCTAAATTCACTCGGTCCTCTGTGTCTTCCGTGTCTCGGACTTATATAGTATCTAGGTTCTACAGAATTAGAAATTGATATTGCTATGTTTCTTACTCTAGCAAACTCTTGTCCAAATAAAGTAAAACTACCTTGAGAGAAATAATAAGGCTCTGTTGATGGGAAGTTTACATCAGAAGTCCCTATAGAATTCATTATAGAATATCTAGGCATACCAGCATCCTCTGAACCCCCACCATCAGCAAATATGTTATCACCCACTGTTCCTTGATTAGCTTGGTTATGAAGCATATCTAAAAATGGTACAGAATCATAACTCATCATTAACATTCCACCCTCAGAAGCACTAAGAGTTGCACTATCTACAATACCACCTACATATCGTCTTTGTAAATCATTTGCAGCAGTTTCTGCACTATCTCTAAATAGTACATTCCAAGATAAAGTATCTAAATCAAATGTTTCTGAAATTGTGTGAGTAAATGTCCCTGAAGGAGATGAACCACCAGAAACTTCATTGATTACGGTATTGTCTGGGTGGTCAAACTGTAAAGGTCTATCCAACCTAAATGTGTTTGATGTTCCTACTTCATCTTTAATTTGTCTTACCTCTGAAGTATCCGTGCCTCCAGAGTCATCTGTAATTTGAATATAATCATTATCAGTTAAATTACCTACATCACTTCCATCACATGATATGTATATATCACCTTTTTTAGCCGCAGCACTTAATAATATTGTGTCAGATGCGACAGATGATGGCACAGTGGTCATTTTACCTATAGGGAATCTTAACGGAGTAGCATCTACCACTACGAATGCAGGCAATGAACCACTAAAAGATTGCGTGCCTGAGTAAGCCTTTGTAAAGTTTCTATCTGAAGAAGTACCTAACAAGTATCTTGGTTCAATCGTAGGTGTAAACTCAGGTAAAGTAACAGAGTCATACACACCCGGAACCTCTGTAATATAACTTTGAGCTAAAGTGCTAGCTGTGCTTTCTATGTTAATTATTATTTCATTATCCGCATGAAAAAATGCAGTCGGTCTATCTAAAAATATAGTTCCAGCACTTGTGCCTGTAAAATGAACTACTCTTCTTATTTCAAATTCATTAACTGTGTTGCTATCGTCTGCATCACCAGCAGAGTTATCACTTTCAGTATTTCCTATTCTAATAAAATCACCTTTATATAATGTGTTACTGCCACCATCATATGTAATTTGTGTGCTTCCAGCAGGAATACCACTTCCATCATTTATTAAAGCATTAAAACCACCGGTATGGCGTGTTCCTGAGTTCATTTCAGGGTCACCACCTGCTGCGGCTTCAGCTGCTATTGTTAATTGTGCTTGGTCACTACGATAAACTGCCATTATAATCTCCTTATATTTATATTATACTCATTTTTCTTATGTTTCTAAAGCAATTGAATTGTTAACTAATTCTACTGAAACTATACCAGTCCACACATTTGCAGTAGAGTCAGTAGACTCATTAAAAGAAACAAATCTAATTCTTTGAAAATTAGTTAAACTATGTATCCTAGCGTGACATATTCTTCTTATTTCTCTCATCACATCATATAATCGTTGCCTACTAACATTAGTGTAAAGTTCTAAACTAATGTTGTACAATCTGTCTCCAAATTTATAATTTCCGATAGGAGTTTCAGCAACAGCTGGATTACCCGGTCTAGCTATTATTTGGTCATTGACATTCAGGTTATATCTCATAGGTTCACTACTACCAGTTACTTCTATAAAACCCGGTTTTTTAGATGTACCACTAACATTACTAAAAGTCCATTGGTTTTCTAAATCTGTAATAAATTCATTTACTGCTATGGGTTCAGTAGGCATATTAGAATATCTCCACTTGTTTCAATGATTCAATTCCCTCAGTTGCTTCTGTTGCAAACATTTGAATTTTTTGTTGCAAAGGGACTCTATCCATGCCACTTACAGTTAAATTACCGAAATCTGAATTTTTTAATACTTCAATAGCTGCTAGTTTTTTAGCTATTTCGTGAACATAGTTTGCTTCCCTAGCATCAGTTCCCATATTTCTACCATATAAATATCTGACTCTTACAGGTGCTATGAATTCACCACCACCAAATCTAAATGTTGGTGTATTAAACCCTCTAAATCTTGCTGGTAAAAAGAAATATCTAGAAAAATGTATCATACCAGTATCTCTAACTAAGAAATAGTCTTGGTTTCTACCTTGTGTTCTAGTATCGTATTCATTACCATCCCACACTGATAAATCTAATATCTTATATGCATCTAATCTGTCTAATTTAAATCCAAAAATATTAAAATCATGTTTTTCATCTGCAACATAATTAGGTCTCCAAGATTTTCTAGTTTGATAGTCTATTTGAGCCTGTGCCCCTGCTATATAAGTTTCTACTGTTGCTTTAGTTGGGACAGTTGATGTAGTAAAGTCTGTGGTGCCTGTTACATTAGCAAGTTGTAACAATTCAAATACCTCTTGTGTAGTGCAATAGGCTTCTACAGCTCTCTTTCTAATATTTTTAATAGTTGCAGCAGTGGTTATACCATTAGGTGCACTTATTCGTATCCAATACGCAGACTGTCCTTCATCAACAGTTGTTTTAGCCCAATCGCTTATCACTCTTAATGGAAATATTTCTACACCATCCCCTGCAAATCCATAGGCTTCACCCTCATATGTTCCACCATCATCTCTATTAAAATTAAATTCTTGAGTATCAGGAATAAATTCTGCAAAAGTAGACCCGTTGAAATACTCATACTTTAAAGGTGCTGTAAAACTGCCGGGTGTATCTATGTCAAATATTGCCATATCAAACTTAGCGTCATCTCCTAAATATAAAAAATCATCAGTACCTTCTAGCACTGAAAAAGAAGTTCCTGTAAGAGACCTTGCTTCTAAATCCCTATTAGTAAAAACACCTCCACCAGTATCAATCCTGATGTAATCAAATTGTTCATTCGCCACTGTAGGCATTGGTTAACCCTCCGAGTTTTCCTCCATTGTTTCTTCAGGCTTTTCTTTTGGCTGTTCTACTACTGGCTGTTCTTCAGGGGGTAATTTACCTCTTAAATATGCAGCTGCACCTGATAATTGATGGAGTTTTTGAAGTAATTGAGTTCTAGATGTCTCAATTTTTGCGAGTTCATCTTGAAGTTTTATTAACTCTTCTTCCATAATTTTTAAGTCTGCTTTTATGTCTATGCTTTCGCTCATGCATTTCTCCTTGAACTAATGCCTCTTTTCATAGAGACTCTTCTTTTTCTTTGCGGTGGGGGCTCTCCCCACACAGGTCTAACCCCATTTAAAAAGGGTAGACAATTATTGACATATAAATAATGCCCTTCTTCTTTTTTAGTATACCATACATCTTTGCATTCTTCAGATGCATCATCACAAGGTTGAACCATTCCGTTAAACCCACTTACATATAGTATATCATCTCCAGTCAAAATATTTGTATTAAGTATAAAAGATTTACCTCTTCTTAATAAACTCTTTATTTTTCTCTCAACTGTTTTAGTTCTTGTGTAGTGTTTTTTATATGTTAAGACTGGAAATTCTACATACTCCTCACCTTGCCACCATTTCTTTTCTTTCCAATAATGTTTATACGTTTTAGTTTCTATTGGCATTTTTACCTCCTAAATCGTATTTTACTTTTTCTTACACTATATGTCAAGCTCTACTTATATTATACTATTTTTAGAGAAATATTTAAAGTTCTGCTTCTATTCTTGGTATCCCAACTTCGTCTGCCATTGTATTATAGTTGTTTAATGCATCTGTATCTAATGACCAGTCAGTATTGTATGTAAAATAACCAGAAAAAAACTTTGTAGGTGCAGTTACGCCTGTAACTATTTCATGCGTAGAACTATTTATATCTTGACTATATGTCTCGCCATCATTCCATGTGCAATTATCAGAACCTAAATTTATTACATTATCGTCTGCAAGAACTCTTATAACTAAATTATCTGATTTTCTTTTTATTATTTTTGCCATATTAACCACCCATTTCAATAATAATATATTTAGGGTCACGACTATCGTAATCAGTACCAACAATCATTACTGCACCATCAGCAAATGCAGACATATCTTGCATTGATGCACCACCTCTATAAAAACCATCATCATCAGAAACTATTGTAATTAAACTGCTATCGTTATGAGTTGTAAAGTTTGTGCCATCATAACTAAATATTTCTAAGTTATCTGCACTACCAGTGTTACCATGTGTTGCAAATCTACCTCTTGCATGACTAAATGCCATAGTGCCACCTCTACCACTTTGACTTATAGCAGTGCCATGACTTACTTGTTGACCACCTGTATCCCAATTTATAGCACTACCAGTATTTTCAAATGCAAAAAGTTTTGGTACTGTACTGCCATCTGCTGTTGCACTTCCTACAATAAAGTGGTCAGAACTTGTATCATAAACAAACCAAAGACCACCATATCTACCACCTACTGCACTTTTACTTGCATTGTGGTCGCCTGTTCCATCACCTTGTAAATGGTGTGCTGTATTGCTACCTAATTGTGTTTGGTTTGCAGGTGCTGGTGTGCCAGAACTATTAGTAATTCTCAAAGCATATATACCAGTAGAGCTACCATTTGCATCTGTTACTGCTACCCATTCAGTATTGTCTGGGTCATAATGACATTTAATTGATGGAAAACTTTGACCTGAACCACCAGTTGCCATTCTAGCTTGGCTACCTGCTGTTATGCTGTTATCACTTGTATCTACAGTTAATATAACTCCAGTAGGGTGATGATTACTTGCACCACTTATGTTATCTGCGGCACTATTCCAAACAATTAAACATTTACCTGTGCTTTGGTCTACTGCAAGTCCTTGTTGTAAAAGTCCTTGATTATAATTGCTTGTTGAATCAGCACCTTCTTGTACAGTTAATCTAGTACCCCAAGTAATGGTTTTATTAGAATTAATTTGTCCACATCTAGCAAACAACTGGTTACCTGAACCACCAATCCATGCAGACCATATTCTATTGTTATATTTATCGTAGTCGCAAGAGTTACCAGAAAATGCGTTACTTGATTCAATAGTTTGTTCAGCACCAAAGTCTACATCATTATTGCTAGAATTAAATTCACCTACAACTGCACCACCTCCACCACCAGATAAAGCATATTGTACATATACAAAGTTGTTATCTTCGTCATAACTCATATTTACACCATATTGTCCATCAGTTGTAGCACTACCACTTTGCTCAACTGCTGCGTAACTTGTTATTGTAGCAATGTCTTTTATTAATACTAGAGCCTCATTCATGACAGTTTTTACACTAGCTGCAGCAATACCACTAACAGTTTTTACTGAAGCTGCTGCTATACCCATTATTGTTTTTACATTATTAGACATGTTATGCGTGAGTTATAAAGGTTAATGATGGTTGTACAAATATTAAATCTTCTGCAATAGAGTGTCCAACGATTTG